AAGCACTTGGCGATACTGCTAAAGGTTTGCTAGGACTTGCTGCTGCACTATGGATCACTTCAAAAGCAATGCAAGAATTTGCAGATGTTTCTTGGACTGATTTAGCCAAAGGTCTTATCGTTATGGGTGGTTTGGTTATTGCTACCAAATTTATTGAAGAAAGTGGTGCGCATAAAACACTACTCGCACTTGGTGCTGCTCTTTTAATTACTGCAGTTGCATTAGAGAAGTTTGGTGAGATTGAATGGGAAGCGATACTAAAGGGTGGTGTTGTTCTTGCTGGTTTAGTTGTTGCTGCAGTTGCACTTGGTAGTGCTGGTCCAGCAATGTTAGCTGGCGCAGCGTCACTACTTGTAATGGGTGGTGCTCTTTGGTTAACAGCTGAAGCATTAACTACATTCGCAGATGTTGAGTGGGAAAGTATCGGTAAAGCAATCGTATCACTAGTAGCACTAGGTGCGGTGGCTGCTCTACTAGGTACTGTTGCACCAGCATTGATACTTGGTTCAGTTGGTATCCTTGCTCTTGGAGTTGGTTTACTTTCAGCCAGCACAGGTCTAAAGAATTTCGCAGAACTAGACTGGGAAACAATCGCTAAAGCAGGTGTATCAATCGCAGCACTTGGTGTTATTGCAGCTGGTCTAGGATTAGTTGCGCCACTAATGTTAATAGCAAGTGTAGGACTTACCGCATTAGGTGTTGGACTTATATCTGTTGGTCTTGGTTTAAAAACTATGGCAGATTTAGATCTAGCCACTATCGCTAAAGCAGCTGTTGCTATTGGTGCTCTTGGAGTTATCGCTGCAGGATTAGGTACTGTTGCTCCATTAATGCTAATCGCTGGGGTAGGATTAACTGCTCTTGGTGTTGGTCTTATGTCTGTGGGCACTGGTCTGAATGTAATGGCAGATCTTAAGTGGGAAACAATTGCTCAAGCAGTAGTTACTATTGGTGCACTAGGTGTCGTTGCTGCAGGAATAGGTTTACTAGCCCCAGTAATGTTACTAGCTGCAGTTGGACTAACCGCACTTGGTGTTGGTCTGATGTCAATAGGAACTGGTTTAGAAACGATGGCTGACTTGAAGTGGGAAACCATTGCACAGGCTGCTGTTACTATTGGCGCATTAGGTGTAGTTTCAGCTGGAATTGGTTTATTGGCTCCAGTAATGATTCTGGCTGGCGCAGGTTTAGCAGCATTAGGTTTGGGTTTAATGTCAGTAGGAACTGGTCTTCAAGCAATGGCTGACTTGAAGTGGGAAACCATAGCACAAGCAGCAGTAACGATAGGTGTTCTTGGAGTTGTGGCTGGTGCAATCGGTTTATTAGCACCAGTGATGGTTCTTGCAGGTGCTGGACTAGCAGCATTAGGTTTGGGTTTAATGTCAGTAGGCGAAGGTTTCCAATCTATGAAAGATTTAGATTGGGAATCAGTATCTAGCGGAATTACTGCTATAGGAGCAATGGTTGGAGTTGGTGCTCTTGCTGGTGTTCTATCTCCACTTCTACTTCTTGGTGCAGTAGGTATCTCTGCAATCAGTTTAGCATTGATTCCTTTCGCAGCAGCAATGGAAATAGCTGGACCTGCATTTGATGCATTCGCTGCAGCAATGGATAAACTATCGAAGATCGATGGTGATAATCTTGTTAAGGTAGGTGCTGGTCTTGTTGCTGTTGGTGCAGGTATGGCAGCATTCGGTGCTGCTCAGGCAGTAGCTGGTCTTGGAAGTTTGGTTGGTGGATTCTTAACAGCAGTTAGTGGACAAAAATCTCCAGTTGAGCAGATGGAACAAATTTCTCAATATGGAGTTGGTCTTGAAAAGGCAGGTGTTGGTATCAAGAGTATTTCTGATGGTATCGCTGCATTCTCAAATATAAAACCTGAAACAATCAAAGCTGTTGACGCATTCCCATGGCAGAAGGCAAGTGTATTTGCTGCATCTGGTGGTGTAATGAAAGTTGAAACTGGTCAACAAACTGTAATGATCGGTAGACAGTCTGCAGAGAATCAAGATACAAAAAGAGAAATGGCTTCTAGTGGCGGTGGTGGTGGTACTAGTATCGTTAACGCATCAACAAGTATTAACAAATCTACACAAAGTCTCGAGTATCGCATGCCGATACGCAATCCTGAACCATCTGTTAATCGATATCTCGATAGTAGGTATGGTGTTCAGGCATAAAAAATGGGGATCTTACGATCCCCATTTCTCTTGGTACTTTAACAAAGCCAGTTGTCTGGCTAAGAATAATCTCCACTTTATTTCATCACTGATATCGTCATCCTTATCGGGGACTTTATCCTTAACTATTTGTGGACGACGATAACCAGTTTGTAGACTATCATCGTCAAGACCGAGATCATCATCGTTATCATCTAACGAAAATGGTACTCGGTGAGGATTACTTCTTAGTAGCTTCGGCTTTCTTGTCAGCTTTCTTAACGTCTGCGCTTTTGTCAGCATGCTTGGCATCTGCCTTAGTAACAGCAGGTGTTGCAACTGGTGCAGTAGCAGTGGCTGGCTTGGCTGGTTCAGCAGCGAAAGCAGAAACAACGAACATTGAAGCGATTAGAGTTGCAATAGTTTTCATAGTAATTTCCTTTTAAAAAGTGGAGAAGAGACATTCCCCTCCACTATAATTAACGCTTCAGCCTATAGATCGGTTGACTAGATTTAAAAATAAATTTAGTCTTCCTTCGCAATTCTCTCAAAGTAACCCATTACGTCATCATCTTCATCAAGTGAAGGTGCTGGCTTGCTTACTTTAGGAGCAGGTGCGGGAGCAGAAGCCATTTTAGGTGCTGCTGCAACAGGACGATCTTCCTCAGCAATTTCTGCAGCAGACTTCGCTACAAAACTATCTCCTGAAAGGACTTGCTCGAGTTTCTTCTTCAACTCATCATAAGACTTGAAGTTCTTACGATCAAGAAATTCTGCAAGTTTATGTTGTGAGTTAACGATGTTCAGCAACTCATTCTCATCTTCAGAGACAGGTGCTGGTTCCATAAAAGTGGATTCATCATAATTGGTGTATCCATCTTTCTTACGCATACGTAGTTTGAAGTTTGCGCCTTCCCAAAGATCAAATACGTTGACTGGCTTTTCATCTTCATAGGTAGGACGTGCTTTGTCCATAATCTTGTCAAAGATTTTCTTACCAAATTTGAAGAGGAACACTTTCCCTTCGTTCTCAGGATGCTTTGGATCAGAAACGATATAGACATTAGCAGTGAAACTCAGCTTACGCTTTTGTTTACGTGCAATTTCTTTATTGGCTTCAGAACCACTGTTCCAAAGTTGAGTATTCAACTCACCAACAGGATCGTTCTCACCAAGAGTAGTCAAACTATTCTCGATATACCACTTACCAGTTGGACCTTGGAAACCATGAGAGAAGATTCGAACCCATGGGAGTTCGTCGCCTTCAACACGTGGGAGGAATCGAATCGTAGCAGTTCCGTTACCTGCTTTATCTCCTTCAAGACGCCAGAAGCGATCGTCATTGAAAGACTTTGATTCGGATTGGGGATTAGCAATCTTTTCGAATTCTCCAGAGATTTTTCCGAAGTCTTGATTGCGCATTTTGCGGAGTGTTTGAATATCCATCGTATTTTCCTTTGTATAAAAGTATTAATTAGTATCTTTAGTATGTGTTATAAAAATCTCATCATGAATACCATCGACCTCATCGTGAAATGGATCTTCATCATAATCTTCTTCAACATAACTATTTAGCGTTTTCATACCGCCAGTTTTTTTGCCATTGGCATGTTTGGCGTGTTTCCCAGAACGCTGACTGGAAAATTCATCATCGTTAGAATGTCTCTTGTAAGTTTTACCCATGATCACAACTCTTTGATCTCTTCTTTAAATTGATTAAACACTGTTAAGACTTTGTCTTTATCGTACTTAACAAATCCTCTAATTTTCTCAACTTTGCGTATCTCGTTTTCCCACAGTAATAACATAGAACTGTGTTGTTTCCACGTACCAAGTAAATTCTCGAAGTCATCTATGATCCTAAGGGTTTCAATCCCAATTTGTTTTCCAAGATATAGGTTAAGTATACTCGGATATTGATTTAAAGTAAAGTTTATTATTGATGATTCTTTAATCTTGCGTTTGTAAGCATCCATCAAAATCTTGCTGAGGTCATCTGCAAAGATTTTTGTTATAGACTGTTTACGCTTGTTCCACTCTGCGTAGTTTTCTTCAGCTTCTGCAAGATCGTAGACAACGCTTTCGTTTCCATATGCAAAGTTTGATACATAATATTGTATGATATCTCGATCAACTGGGAATTTACGTGCCAGCTTTTCGAAGATATATCTATCATTACGTGCATTGAACGCTTCACGTGTTCCTTTAACACTGCCCCGATTTGTGAAAACATCGAATGAATCCTTTGTGAAATGTAATTTGATTGCAATATAATATTTGTAT